CCTTCAGGATTAGATTTAATTTTTTTCATTTTTTTCTTTACTTTTAACTTTCCAACTGTATTATCTACAACTGGCCCTTCTTTTGTTTCTTCCATAATATAATATAATAATAATTAATAATTTACTACTCTGTATCGGCTAAATTAAAATCACCTCCTATAGAATCATTACCTGCAGACTCAAAGTTTTTAGGTGGTTTTTGATTATTTCTTTGGTCGATCATTTCGCTTTGTTGTGTTGCTTGAATTTTTGTTCTTTTATCTTTACGATCTTCTTTTTTAGTTTCTTTGCTGTTGTTAGCCTCTACTTCCATTTCACGTAGTTGCATGTTGTACTGAAACTCTTGTTCCATCAACTCTTTCTTAACTTGCATTTCTTGCTGTAATTGCTGTATTCTTAATTCAGCCCTAGTTTGTTCTAGCTGTATTTCACCTTGAATTTTCTGCTGATTAGCCTGCATATCAGCTTGTGCTTTTGCTTGTGTAGCTTGTTGATTTGTTTGAGACTGCTTCTCCATGTTTTGCTGTTGCATTTGCTGGTCTTTCTCCATTTTCTTTTTTCTTCGCAACTTTAATAACTGGTTGGCTAGCTTTAAACTTTTTATTTCTCTAATATCAATAGCGTCTTCTAATTCTATTATACCTTTTTGTAAAGCCATTTGAACATTGTTTTCAAGCATTTGTTTTTCTTCTTCATCAGGCATTAACTCTATATGTATACCAAAATCATATAAGTGCAAGTCTTTTAGTTCTTTTAACGTACCAACATTATGAGCGCCTATTTGCTGTATAAAAGCATTTGCAGTTGGCGAATACTCTAGTATGTCAGATATTCTTAACACTAAAGATTTTGCAACTTCTGAAGTTAAATACAAGCCAGCTTGTAATATATGTCTTGTTGCTGTATTACTATTTGCTGCAGCTATTTTTTGAATACCAACTAAAGCATTTTTATCAGGTGAGCTACCATCTCTAGCTTCATTTAAACCAGTAGCATCTCTAATCATTTGCATGTAATAGTTATATGTCTGTATTAAACTTTGCATTTTACCACCACCATTACCACTTGCTATTTCTTGTATTGGCATTCTACCAGGATTGCCATCTCCATCAGCTGTCATTGATCTACCTATAATACTACCTGTTTGGAAAAACATGTTTAAAGCTTCTTGTGGATTATAGTTTGTTCCGTTACCTAAATCTATTTCAGCTAAACCATCAGCGTCTAAATAAATACCATCTGGAACCATACGTGATAATACTTGTTGTAGTTTTAAATGTGTAAGCTGTATCATGTCAGCAAAACCAGTTATTCTACTTACAGTGCTTTCTATTTTCCCATTGTATTGTCTTGGCGCAACTATACTATAGTTCATTTTAACTTTAGTAAAATCACTTTTAGGCCTAAGCATATTTTGTGCTAACTCCCACTTTAATAGTTTTTTAGTTCCTAAAACCATAGCACCGTCGTACAAAACCTCTATTGCTCTTGAAACTCTAGCAAAAGTACCGTCCATATTTTCTGGCGGATTAAATGTATCATCTTTTAATATAGCCTTGTCAGCACCTGTAGCAGTTTCTTTTACTTTATAAACTTCGTTCATATAAGTTTTATAATTAAAGTATAAAACCTGAACTTTATTATCGTCCATCTCCTCTTGATTAGAGTGCATGCCGTGAGCTTGGTTAACTGTTGATTTGTTTTTAGATATATCTTCAAGCTCTTCTTGGCTTAAATGTGGAAACTGTCTAACCAACTCGTTTAATGGTATGTATTTTACTTCACCAACATAATATATATCTTCGTAATAAGGTGACTTGCTGTAAGAATAAACTAAATCTGCTGGATCAACATATTCTATTGTAGCACCTTCCGATGTGTTAAAACAAGTTTTTACAGCACCAATACCTAAAACAGTTAAATCTCTATAAAACCTTTTTCTTGTTAACTCATAGTTGTTGCCTTCAAATAAAACTTTTAACGCTTGTTCTTCAGCTATTTCAATACCTTGTTTGTAACTTATTTGCATGTGCAACTTCAATTCCTCTTCAGTATCTGGTAAACTTTCTCTAGGGTTTTCTCTTGTTTGTATATTAAAATTTTCTTCAGCATAATCATCAAACTCTCTAGACCGCATGTCTCTTAGCATTGACTCCATGTATTCAGTTCTTTTGTCAACGCCATTTGTATCTGTTGACACAGCTTTAACATCATACATTCTTTCAGAAATACCGTTTACTAATATGTCTACAAATTTAGGTATAATCGGTACTGGTTTCCAGTCTAAATTAAGATAAGATAAATCGCCATTAATAGATAATTCATCTTTATATTTTTGTACAGGCTGTTCTCCTCTAGCGTAAAGTCTTAGCTTGTGAAATTGATTTTTTGTATTAAGATATTTATTTCCCCTTCTGTTGTTATTAAACCACTCTGACTCAATAGCTTTACCTACTTTTAAGCCATACTCATAGCTTAATTTTTCAGCATCGCTAACAGCTTGGCTTGGGAAATTTAAAGTTGTAATCATATTAATTTATATTAATTTAGATATGTTGCCAGTATTAGAATACTTAGCTATATTTATATTTAGTTTAGGTCTTTCAACCTTTGCGTTAGGAGCATATAAATGCCTGTTGTTTGCCATTATAGCTAAACCAGAACTTATAGATGCATCATGCTTTGTTCTTTTATTTATATCAAATGCAGCCCAATCATTTAGTAGCTCGTTAAAATAACAATCACCAAACTCTCCTTCTTGATTTAACCCCACGTGATCTTGTATGTACATTTCAATTGCAGCAGCATGGGCTTGTTTTATATCTTCACTTGAGTTGGGTATTCCACCAACTTCTTTTTCTGCAGTAGATAATTTATTCCAAACTTTATCAGGTCTATTCATGCTAAAACCCCTGTAGCCACGTCTTCGTAAATAATACAATAGACGAGGTTTATTGTTCTCTGCGAGTATAGGCATCCCATAAAATACTAATGCCATTAGAACATCTTCAAAGAACATCTCTGCGGTTTGTGGTCTAGCTAGGTACTCTAGAAAAAAGCTGTTAGCTGGAGCGCTTTCCATACTAAACTTAGTTAATCCGTGTAAAGCACCTTTAGAACCTACACCATCTACAGTTCCTGATATATCGTAGCTATCACAACCAAAAGCACCCATGTGTTCATTTCCAGGCCACTTAACACCATTTTTAATTATAACGTTGTTTTGTAAATGAACTTGAGGTGTCCAGCTTACTTTAAATCTACCGTTTTTATTTGGATAAAAAATTACCTGTGTATCTTTTTTACCATTAACCCATTGAAAACTTCCTTGTGTAATACCTAGCGAACTAGCCATTTCTTCGTTATAATCTATTTGTTCGTATATTTTTACTAAATTAAATATACTATTTTTTGTTTCATCTCTAAACGCATGCTCCGTAGTTCTTGGAAACTGTCTGTAAAATTCGTTTAGTGCATCTTGATCGTTTTTTAAACCGTCAGCTTCGTTTTGCCAGTTCTCTATTACACCTACATCTATTAATTCCCCATGTGGGTCAAACACTTCATCACTCGGATTATCGAAGACTGGGCATCCGTGTTCATCAATAAATCCTTCGTAGTTCCACTCCATTGGGATAAAAAGAGAATATAGACCAGACGCTGTCTGTCCATTTCTGTTTCTTTTAGTAACATCTGATTGACCATATAGTTTTTTAAAGTTATTACCTCCTTTATCTAGTGCGTTAGATGTTGATCCCATCATACACTTACCAATAATTCTACTACCTAATCTTAGACAAGTTTTTGTTACTCGCCAGTTGTTTAATATATTATCAGGTCTTTCCCACTTACCACTTTCATCATGTACTAGTAAATTAAGTTTTTCTCCATCATAACTGTTGTCACCCGTATTTTTCCAATCAATAGTAGTATCAAGTCCAGCCAAGTCTTCCTGCTTTTCGTTAGCAACAATCTTTTTACGTGTGAACTTACTTGCAGGAACTCTATAAGCAAGCTCAGACTTAGGCCTGTCCATACCGTCTTGAATCGGTTTGAAAAAGAACGGATAGTTAACTGATATTGGTACAACCTTGTCTGTAAACATTTTTTTAGCATCTGCTCCTGTTTTAGATAATATACCAAACCTACTATCACTTGCTAGC